ACCGGCACCAGGGAAGAGTTTCTCAAGCAACGCCAGGAAGGAACCAAGAAGGTGAAAGAGCATGTACGGCGATTCGGCTTCGATGCAGCGCCGATAGATGACGATGATGCTCTGGAGACCAGCGTATCCGAGCGCTCTATCGTGGATATGGATCTTGGCGAGGCTGAGGACGCGTTTGCCCTGGAAAGCTAAGGAGGCTTCATGTCTCAAGCCATTACGCATTGGAGAGAGGCTGTTCAGTCTCTCTCCAAGGCTCGGGTTACCGATGCCCTCTCTGACCGTGAGGTGCTCAATACGGTCATAGACTTCTGTGAGAGGACCCTCCTCTGGGAGATCAGGCTCAACGCCATCGAGGTTAAGTCCTACATCGATGGCTACGCGCTATCGAGCAGCAGTGGGCGGATCATATCGATCGATCATGCCATGATCGGCACCAGGAAGATCTATCCGACATCCGAAAGTAATCTGGATGCCTTCGAAAAGGAGGGGAACGTCTACGATCCGGACATATACGATGTCGGGGCCCAGTGGCGGAGATCTCAGGCCACGGATGCTACGCGGTACTATGTCAAGCATGAGGGTGACGATCAGCGGAAGATATACCTGGTTCCAGAGCCCACGGCCGACAGTGACGCGTACGCAAGCTGCACGGACCTGACATACAGTGCGTCCGGGAAGACAATCACATCGGCGGCCACCGACTTCGAGGATGCCGGTTTCGAATCCGGGCAGATCCTTGTGGTCACTGGTAGCACTTCCAATGACCGGGTCTACAGTATCAGCGATGTTGATGGGGTAGAGATCACCGTGACAGAGAGCCTGGTCGACGAAGGAACCGCTGATGCCACTGGAGTGCTGTCGGTTGACGGCCTGCATGTCTGGGCGAACATGTCTCCCTCAAGAGTCGATGTTGGCAGGCTGGAGCCATCGAACCTGAAGGTAGTCACATTCGAAGACTGGATATACAATGACCACTTCGACACCATCAGGGACGGTGCGATTGCCAGGCTGGCCAGGTATAGAGACGAGAAGTATCACGACGTTGCTTTGGCCGAATACCACGAGTCCCTCTACAAGAGGGGCTGGATGGACGCGGCCAGGAAGAAGAAGAAAGGATATGCGGCCAGAGTGAGCCGCGACATATCCGCTTAGGAGGTCACAATGCTAAGACGATCCATCATATGGATAGCGGTTGTATTTCTGGCGATCAGCGGAATGGTGTATGCCGGATCTCAGCAGACATCGAGCACCCCTGCATCCACTATTATCATCAATGCCAGGTACTACCTAAACGAACCGACCGAGGTTTTCTGGAGTGACGATGAGCTTCTGGTATGGCTCAATAAGGGCACACTGGACATTGCCACCAGGACCAAGTGTCTTGAGAGTTGGGAGAGCGTGAGCCTGGCTGCAGACACTGTCGAGTACACTCTGAGTGACAGCTATATCGCCATTACCGACGTTGTCTACTCGGATGCCAGTGATGCCCTCAAGGGTTTGATCAAATCGAATCCATCGAGTGTTGGCCACGAGAGCGCAGTTGGCGAGCCGTCCTATTGGTACTCCGCAGGCAACAAGCTCGGTATCTTCCCGAGCCTTGCGGCCATCGACGGAACCACGGCAGAGACAGTCCGGGCATACTACGTCACAAGGCCTACTGACGTCACATCCGGACAGAATGTTCTGGTGCCTGCCCACTACGACCATGCCCTGACGCTATATATCGCAGCCCGTGCGTGGTACAAGGACGGCCAGTTTGCCAAGGGTAACCGGCTCATGGCCGAGTATTACGAGGAGCTTGACCGCTTCCGACTCGACTACAACGAGCAGATCAAGCAGGCCAAAGAGAGCGTGAAATAGCTCGGAAGGGGGCGATCATGTGGAAACGCCTCACCCTCATTGTTATAGGGGTAATGCTATTCGTGCGTCCAGCCTATGCCCAGAGCACATGGGGTACCGGCACTGGTGTCCTGAGTACCGAGTTGGAACGGAGTAACAACAACCTCACTGTCACCAGGAATGTAGGTACCTGTTACGACTACCCATTCAATGGCTGGTTCTGTTGGGCTTCCGTCCACGGTAACAATGGAAAAACCACTGGCAAGTGGTACTGGGAGATGACCATTGATGAAGTCGGCAAGGATGACGGATCGTGGACCGGTGTCGGTTTTGCAAGGGATAGCCCGTGGACCGAATACTCCATAGAAGAGTTTGGCGGCAAGCCGCTTCATGGCTATATCTACAAGGCCGACGGAGGGGTCTGGAGGCAGAATAGCCAGGGAGACACCTATGCCACGTACACGACCGGCGATGTCATCGGCATGGCGTGGAACGGGGACATAGGTGGAGCTGTCTGGTGGTCCAAGAACTGTGTCTGGCAACAGGGCGATCCGGCCACAAACACAGCTCCAGAATACTCTTCGATCGGCACCGGCACCGGGATGTATCCGGCGGCAACGCTGTACTATGAACGCCTGACCAGCTCAGAGGACGCGCAGGAAGTCACCATCAACTATGGAGCCCAGTCCTTTACCTGCACTCCGCCATCAGGCTATTCCAGGATAGACGAGTATGTTCCGCCTGCCAGGGATGACTATTGCGGAACTGAGGCGGCCATCGGTGCGTCAGAGACCACGGCCCAGACAATCATAGATCGCGTTCGGTACTCCCTGGCGGAGCCGGTACCGCTGTACTGGAGTGACTCAGAGCTGTTGGTTTGGGTGAACTACGGCGTGCGGGATATCCATGCCCGAGCCCGTCCCATGATCTGCCAGGAGGACATCACACTTACCACTGCCACCGAGTATTCTCTGACCTATGATTACATCGGGGCGATAGACGCGAGATACATTGACACTAATGGTGTCGAGAAGGGTCTCATAAGGTCAACCCCAACACACCTTGGCCATGAGCCTGCAGTCGGTGAGCCAACCTGGTTCTATGAGATAGGTGACAAGATCGGTGTGTTCCCGGCGACATCGGTTGCGAGCGAAACGCTGACTGTCTATTTCCAGTACATGCCCCAGGATATCACCCTGACCGACAACGTCTTCCTGCCTGCCGAGTATGACCGGGCGCTGATGATCTTCGTGATAGGACGTGCGTGGTACAAGCTCGGTCAGTATTCCAAAGCGGATTACTACCTTGAGGAGTACTACAAGGAGCTTGACAGGTTCAGGTACGATCTGGAGGAAACACCCAAAATGGTGAGGAGGAGCGTGAGGCCATGAGTCCAAAATACCTCAGAATAGCAGCATTCGTGTCGATCCTTGCGGCCGTCTGTATAGTGGGCGCGATTGCCCAGGAGGCAGATCTATCGCAAAATCCAACAGCACAGCTGCCGGTTGTCGGGGATGATCCGAAGCCTGCAATAGAGGTACCTCAACCACCGCCTGCAAGAGAGCTGCCGTTTGTTCCTGACGAAGAGAAGGCCCCGCCAGTAGGCATCACCAGGTTTGAAACACCTACCTTCCCGAAGGTGCAAGACGATGCCATGGATGAGCCGAGACCCACTGAGCCAGTGGTAACTCGACAGCTCCCCATGGATGCTCCGGATGATCAGAAGGAAGCAATCAGGTTTCAGCCACAGCAGACCCCTCAGCTGCCGAAGGTGGCAGACGATGAGATGGATGAGCCTAAGCCATTCCGGCCGGTGCAAACACCGCAGATGCCCGCCATCCCCGCCGATGATGATCCACGGCCGCAGCCTGGTGAGTATGTTGTAAGGGCAGTCGAAACCCCGGACATTGTGTCACAACCGGCTGGCGACACCCAAAACCAGCGCGGAGAGTTCATATTCGACGGCGCTTGGTTGCCAGATGCGGACCCGAGCGTCATTGGCGCGAAGAACTACAAGGTTCTGCAGAACCTCAGGTATGCTGAAGGACCGGCCGGTCTTGAGGGAATACGTGGATATTCGGATATCAACTCTACAGGACTGTCCGAGTTTTTCAAGATCCGCTCTGGCATACAGCTGTTGAGTTCGTACCCCGACACCTCATATGTCATAGTCCATGCAGAGAACACCGGCGAGACTGTCTCTCATGTATTCCACAACAAAACGGCCATTCCAAGCACCGGCAACTTCGTCGAGGTGGAGCTCCACACAAACAACAACGCAGTTGCAGATTATCAGACCGAAGGGAATTCTGTCTCCGGATGGACGGCGGACGCTACCGGTGGATCGATTACATCCACCACTGCCGACCCAAGTGTCGGTACCTATCATTTTGACATCGAGGAGGCCACTGATGCCGTAGATGAGGGTGCCATGATGGACGCTGGCACCATAGCCACAGTAGCAAACAAAGACTATACGTGCGCGTTCGACGTGAAGGTTGTCTCTGGTAGCTGGACAATAGACGTGCGCGATAGTGCAGACTCCTCTACGATAGCCACTCTTGAAACAGGCATGACCACCGCAGACTATAGCGCGTGGTCGGATGTATCGTACGAATGGACAGCCTCCGGAACAAATGAGCGGATAAGGATCAACACCGACGTTGCATCTGCAGCCCAGATCTATATCGATGCTTTGAGCTGTAACATATCTGACCTGCATACCGACGCTTCCAGTGCTGGCCTTGGCAGGTTCTCTCATGCTCCAGATAGCAATATCGCCTATGCCAACGGTGCTGAATCTATGATTTGGGCCGGTGATGAGATGAGAGCGGCCGCAGTGTTTCATGTAGACAAGATCTCTGTTAGCACAACAGAGGCCAGTGATTTGACTTTCGTGGCGGGCCCACCGGGGACAATAACAACATCCGGAAATGTTGACTGGGTCGCAAAGGGCTTTGAGCCTGGACAGCATGCGACCATCACGGATGCTACAGATGCAGCCAATATCAAAGATATAACCATCGAGGATGTCACCACTACAGTTATCACTGTGTCCGAGGCACTTGCGGCTGGAGGGGCCGGTGCGTACACGATGGCCGCAGAAGTCCTTGTGCCACGCAAGCATATTCTTGACTACACCGATGCCATGAATAATGACCTCTCGACCGCGACCAACACAATGACGATCGGTGGCGCATCGGACACGTCAATGGTATTGTTGCTCCATATGGACGGAACCCATGGGGGCACCACGTTTACCGACAATGGGGCTACAGGTCACACAGTAACCGCCAATGGAGATGCACAGCTAACCACAGCGGATTTCAAGTTCGGCACCGCGTCAGGTGAATTTGACGGCACTGGGGATTACCTAAGCATTCCAGATAGTGATGACTGGGATTTCGATGCGAACGAATTCACCATAGATTTCTGGTACAAGACCGACACTGTTGCTGCTGGTGGCCATGACGGCGTATGGGAGATCCAGACTGACGACAGCAACTATATCGAGATGTATCGAAGTGGCAGCACGCTATTGTTCTCGATGAGAAACGGCGGAACCTCAGAAGTCTACATGGGCGCTTCCGGTCTCAAGGCAAATACGTGGCATCACGTTGCGTTGATAAGGGGATGGGGTGGCGACACCGACGACTGGGCTCTTTGCCTGGACGGCGTACAGGAGGGGCTGGATCCAAACGAGGCACATGATGTTGGCAATTATACCGGCACATTCAATATCGGCCTCACAGACGACGGGATCATAAATGGTGGCGCGGCTGCCTACATGGACGGCACGATAGATGAGTTCCGTGTGATCAAGGGTCGCGCAGTTTGGACCGAGAACTTCACCCCACCAGTCCGCGCATATGAAGACTATACCGCTGGAGATGTGGCGCTATGGTATGTGTTCTCCACGCGCCCACTGAAGGGGATAGAGTACTACCTAAGCTCCGTAAACGATCAAACGTCGACCACGTCGGTAAAGTATTGGAATGGATCGTCCTTCGAGGCACTAACCCTTATAAATGATGGAACCAGTAGTGGCGGAGTCTCCCTTGCGCAAGATGGGGAGATGCTTTTTCCATCAACCGTTGGGCTGGCCAGGCCGATGTACTTTGAGGATCTATATCTCTATGCATACCTCATGGAGCTTACCGTTGGCAGTGCAGAGGTATACCAGATAACAGTCAATGCCCCATTTCAGCCGGTTGTAGATGTGTGGGATGGGATCAATCGACAACCGATCAGCTTTCAGTTCTGGGATGACAGCGATGCTGTCTATGAAGACTACACCCTGGAAGTGAATTACGATAGCGATGCGGCAAATGACTATGGTGCCACAATCGGTGCCATGACGACAGACGACAATATTGTGGTTATGTTTGAAGATCGCATAACCGCATTGAAGTTCGTGATTGTTCCTACGAAGGCCAACACGAATGCCAGCTTGCCAACAGTGGAATGGTGGGATGGAGAAAACTGGACTTCTGGTGGGAACGTGTATGACACCACGATCAGTAATGAGCAGTCGTGGGAGACGTTTGGCCAGACCGGAGCATGGTCCTGGGTATGGGTGTGTGGAGCATCTGAGAAACCAAGGGGGATGTTCGGAAAGAGCGGATACGTTTACAGGTTGACTGTCGACGCAACGCTCTCGGCCGATGTGATTATCGACCGCGTATACGGTGTTGCTGCGCAGATTTGCACATCGTGGGCGTTCAGGTTCCCGGTCATGTATCAGGACATGCTACTCCTGTGCAACAATAGCGCCTCTGGGCAAAACAACAGGTGTGATTACTCTATGCCAGGTGCGCCGGATGTGTGGAACGGCGATTTCACAAGCATGGGAGGGCTGCAGAGTCTTTACTTTGGGGGCGGAGAAGGCCTGACTGCTGGTGCTCAGCTATTCAACAGGTATGGCTCTAATGTGCAGACAGCGTTGCTGATGATGAAGGACAATGAGACGTATCTCCTAACAGGCTACAGCCCGGAGACCTTTCAGATCCACACCATTTCAGATAACATTGGATGCCCGGCCCCACACACCCTCATCACGGCCGAGGTTGGATTTGAGGTTGTCCAGGGTGCTAAGAGAAACGTGGCAATATGGCTTGATTACAGCGGGCCGGTCATGTTTGACGGTAGCGTCCTCCACCCAATAAACGGGATTGATAAGTACTTCGACCCGAACGATACCGAATTTATCGAGTACGATGTTATTGAGCGGTCGCACGCATACTACGATCCTCTCCACAAGGAATACAACCTCATGATTCCTACTGGCGATGGCGAGACCGACGTGGACGAATGGCTCGCACTTGACATTAGGACGCTAAGGTGGTACGAAAAGGTGCCCGCCACCCACTTGCAGGCAAGCATACCGGTTATAGACAGCAATGGCACAAGCTATGTCTATGGCGCTACCGGGTCCGGAACTGACTCCGGTCAGCTCATGAGGCTCGACAACGGTAACGACTGGTCTGGCGGGGCCATGCAGATCCACGTAGAGACCGGCGACTTCTATCCCTCAGGCAGTATGTGGGATAAGACTCGCATCCGCAGGTTCAAGGTTGCTGCGGCGGATATCACAGAGGCCGATGATAACCTAACCATAACCCACTACGCCGACACGCTAACGTCTGGGACGGCCCTGACCGCTCTTGACCTGGACAGCGGTACAGGGCGCATAGTCAGAGATACGCAGTCAACCACCCTTCTTGGCTGGTCACATCGGTTTAAGTTTACTGCATCGACAAACAGCACCGGCCCAGATATGCGGCTATTCGGGTGGGGATATCTATTCAAGATCGAAAGAGAGGATCTATAATGGCATACGAAAGTCCGTCACTACAAAAAGCCCGTCGCCGACGCAAACTGCGTGACCCGTCAATGGGCGCGGTAACATCCACTACGGATATCGATGTGGCCGAGGCAGAGGAAAGAGCCCGGCGCGACATAGAGAGCAGGCGCATGGAGCAGGCGCATCGCTTTAGAAAGGCGGATCTTGCCGAGACCATCCGGGCACGCAAGGAGTCTGAGACCCTGCAGCAAGAACAGCTCGACTTTGCGCGAGGGCAGCAGAGGATCGCACATGGCATAGATCTTGCTTCCGTGGGCCTCAAGGGCTTGAGTGGGATCCACCTTATGAAAGAGGCTGAACGCCAGGCAGTAGCGATCGATGAACAAATTAAGGAACTTGAAAATCAGGGGCGGCCAATCGAGGCCGTTAACTTGAAGATAATCAAAGTCCTGAAAGGACTGTGACACAGAGGTGTGACATGAGCATGATTGGAAGGAGAGGCGCAGGTCTCGAAGAGCTCATAAAGAACGCATCCGCTGTTGCCGGTCTTGACGGGCGCGGCATGCGGATGCCTGGATCACCATCAGCCCCAATGCCAGCAGAGCCTGGTACGCCCACTGGAACGGCTTCATGGAACTACCGTATGCCACAAGATCAAGGCATGGCGGCAAGAAAGCCAGAGAAGCCGCGCACTTTGCAGGTGGGCAATAGGGCATTTACCTTTGGTCCCAAACTGAAACCGAACCTACAGACCATGGCAGGCCTTGCCGGGATCTTCGGTATCAGGTAGACTGGAATTGCGCACTATGTCTCATTTGGGGTGCATTAAGTGCGCAAAGGTCTCATAAATGGCTCATAAATAGCCCAAAGGGGTCATAAAGGGGCCAAAGGGGTCAAACAGGAGGCATCATGCCAGATCAATTCGGGGCCGTCACCGGTATGAGACGGCGCGGGCGTGGAAGCGCAGTAGACGTTATCACCGCACAGGCCAGGAGTTTGCCCGCACGTAGGGCGATTCAGCAGGAAGAGGAATATCGACAGTCCGTTCTTGCAGAACGAAAGAGGGTCAACGAGCTGAGCATGCGTATGCGGCGAGAGGAGTTTGCCGAAGCGCAGAAGCAGGCCAGGACATCGCAGCTCATATCCGGAGTCGGTACAGCCGCACAGGCCGGAATGGCAGCAAAGCATCTTGGCCTCATAGGTAAGACAGCTCCTGCCATGACGGCAGGCCAATCGGCAGCATTGGCCACCAAGGCGCAGGCGGTTCTGCCTGCAGGTGAAACTGTTCTCGCTGTTGGTGGAGCACCAACGGCAACACCATTCACTGCGGCGGCCCCAGAGCTTGCTGCGACCGGCGCAACCGAGGCTGTCACAGCAGAAGCTGTGGCCGGTGCGGGCGGCCCAGGCAGTCAGATAGCTCAGGTAGCAAGCAAGTTTGCCCTTCCAGCAGCTGTCGTTACCGGGCTCCAGCTTGCCCATGATCAGGGTGGGGAGTGGCTCGAAGAGCAGGTCGGCACCAGCGCCAAGCACGCGGGACGGATAGGCACCAGGATAGGCCAGGGTGCCATGATCGGATCTGTTATCCCAGGTATAGGCACCGCAGTCGGCGCAGTCATCGGAGGCACCGTGGGTGTTATTGAGGAGTCCTGGGGATGGGTAGAAGAGCAAACCTCAGTGGGCCAGGCAAAGGACTGGTGGGGTGAACATATGCCTGGATGGCTCGGCGGCGGAGGCAAGAAAGCCCGAAAGCTCGAAGATATGTCACCAGAGGAAGTTGAGCGTGTTAGCGAGGGCCTCCAGAGAATGTTCTTCGGAAAGGTTCTCACAGAAGAGGAACGCAAGGGTGGACAGATGTTGCCACCAGAAACATCGTCTCCTGGTGGGGCTGGAGGCGTTTCATTGAAGAGTCGAAGGTAGGAGGGTATCATGCCCGATCAAGTAAGCGGAGCACTCAG